AGAGCAAATAAAAGGTAATATATAAGAAAAGGTTTTGTTGATTTGTGGCACAGGCTAATGTAAAACTTACAGTTGATGCTTCGCAAGCCACAAGAGCATTAAAAGGTGTACAGGCGCAATCGACAGGCTTACAGAATAATTTAGGAAAACTTAAGGCCGCATTTGCGGGCGTTGCTTTAACCGCTGTCGCAAGACAGGCTGTTACAACAGCTTCAGACTTTCAGGCTTTACAGCTTAGAATGAAAGTTTTGACGTCAGAATTTGGCGAATTTGCAGGGGCGCAAGAATTAGTAAGAAAGGCGCAAGATAGATTTAATTTATCAATAGTTGAAGCAACAAAAGGCGTAACAGATATTTTTGCAAGATTAAGACCTCTTGGAATTTCTTTAAAAGATATTGAAACAACTTTCATTGGTTTTAATACTATTGCAAAATTAGCGGGATTAAACGCAACAGAAGCAAGCGCGGCGTTCACACAGCTTGCACAAGGTTTAGGTTCTGGGCGTCTACAAGGGGATGAATTTAGAAGTATCGCAGAACAAGTTCCGCAACTACTAAAAGCCATATCAGACGAAACTGGCATTGCTTCAGGTAAATTAAAAGATTTTGCGTCAAAGGGATTATTGACTTCAGATGTTGTTTTAAGAGCTTTGGCAAAATCAGCGGATGAAGGGGCAGACAAAATTGGTGCGATCATGGATGCTTCGCCTGCCGAAACATTCAAAGCATTTAATAATGCTGTTCTTGAACTACAATTAACACTTGGAGATAAATTATTACCTGTTGTTTTGAAAGCAACTAAAGGTTTGACAGCACTTATTGAGGGAGTTGTAAGTTTTGTCGATAGTGAAGCGGGTCAAGTTACGTTTACATTTTTAGGAATTGCCGCGGCTATAAAAGGAATTGCGGTTGTTGTTCCGATTGTTGGCGCACAAATAGCGGCATTGAAAGCGGGATTTATTGGAATAACTGTTGCGTCAAGAGTATCACTTGGAAGCCTTGTTGCTTATAAAGCTACACTTGCGGCAACTTCAGCGGGATTTGCTACAGCTACCGCCGCCGCTACTGCATTTAAAATTGCCATTGCAAAAACTGGAATCGGTCTTTTAGTTATTGGACTAGGTTTTGTTGCCGCCGCTTTGATGAAAGCAAATGCAGAACAAAAAGAATTTAACGATCTTTTGGAACAGGGAAGCGCGGCAGAAATAACAAGAAATATTGAAGAAACTGAAGAAAAAATCAAAAAATTAGAAGAAAGTCTTCAAGGTTTAGGAACAAACAGAAGTGATCGCGGAAAAAAACTTGCTATTGAAAGAGATATTGTAAAAGCTAATGAAGAAGTTGAAAAATTAAAACTAAGTTTAGAAGATGCAAAACTTAGAGATTTAAGCAAAGAATTTGAAATGATAAAGAAAAATTTGACAGATTCCAATGCTTCTTTGCAAAAAAATAATATTATTTCAAAAGAATTATCAGAAGAAGCAAGAATAAGAAAAGAGCATGAACTGGCTATTGCAGAACTTGAAGAAAAATTTGAAGGGAAAGAACTAGAAGAATTGAAACTTTTACAGGAACAAAATTTACAGCACAAACTTAAAGGAGAACAAATTAAAAAAAATGCAGAAGAAGCAAAAAAATTAAACGATGCTTTTAGAAAAATAGGCGATGATATTGCAATAGGAATTTCTGACGCTTTGGTTGATGCTATAAATGGAACAAGAACGCTTGGCGAAGCGGCTAGGTCAATAATAAATAATCTTGCTAATGACTTGCTAAGACTTGGAGTGAATACTTTATTAAAAAGTACAGGTATCGGAATATTTGCAAATTTACCGGGGCTTGCAAATGGTGGCCGCGCATCCGCAGGGCGTAGTTATTTAGTCGGGGAAAAAGGGCCGGAGATATTCACACCAAAACGAAGCGGCACAGTAATTCCTAACAATATGATTGGTGGCGGTGGCGATACTATTAATAATATAAGTGTTACTGTTGATGCAAGTGAAACAGCGGTTGAAGGCGATACAGGTCAATCCCAAGCGCTTGGACGTCAACTTGCAACAGCAATTCAAATTGAACTTATCAAACAAAAACGGCCGGGAGGTTTACTAGCATAATGGCAACTTTTCCAAGCATTTCTCCAACATATACAGGTTTTAGTAAAAGAAGCGCCCCAAGAGTGCGAACAATAAGATTTCAGGATGGGTTTGAACATCGCATCGTTTTTGGATTGGCTCAACATCAAAATCCTAAAGTTTATAATTTATCTTTCAATGTCACAGAAACGCAATCTGACGAAATAGAAACCTTTCTTGACGCCCGTGGCGGAACAGAAAGTTTTGATTTTACAGCACCCGGCGAAACATCATCACAGAAGTTTGTTTGCGAAAGGTGGTCAAAATCTATCCCATACAATAATAGAGCCGTTATTGATGCAACATTTAGGGAGGTATTTGAAGCATGAGTACAGCCCCAATAATAAGCGATTTACAAAAGGCAAATCCAAGCGCTGTTATTGAATTATTTGTACTTACGACAAATGTTGCGCAACACGGCAGCGCCCAGACTTACAGATTTCATGGGGGAACATCTTTAAACGCAAACGGCGAAATTGTTTGGCAGGGTAATTCTTATTTAAGATTTCCTGTTGAAGCAACAGGTTTTGCATATCAACGCGGTCAAATTCCACGCCCAACCTTAACAATCAGTAACGCTTTCGGTTTTGTTTCAGCCCTTTTGTTAAATGTAAATCAACACTTCAACGGCAATGATCTTACTGGCGCTGTTGTTCAGCGCAAAAGAACACTTGCAAGATTTCTTGATGCTGTAAATTTTCCAGTAGAAACAACAACATCTTCAACAACAACAACTATTGCTGACCCCGCAGATGCCGAAACTGTCACTTATACAGTTACAGTTGCAAATGTCGGCGGTATAAATATATTTCTTTTAAATGGCTCAAATAATCCTGTAATAACGATGAAACGCGGGTCAACATATATTTTTAATCAAGAGGATTCAAGCAATCAAGGCCATCCATTACGTTTTAAATCAGACAGCGGTGGTTCTTATACAACAGGTGTTTCAGCTTCAGGATATAGCCCCGGATATGCAGGCGCAACAGTTACTTTTCAACCACCTTATCCAGATGCACCTTCAGATTTGAGATATTATTGCACGATTCACGGGAACGCAATGGGAAATACAATCACGATGAATAATCCAAACACAACAACACAGACGACAACAACAACTTCAGGTTCCCAGACTAACCCGTTGGGAACCCCAGACCCGACAGCAGAATTTCCACTTGAACAATATGTGATTGATAGAAAGTCGGCAGAAAATCGCGATGTTGTAACTTTTGAACTTGCTGCGGTTTTTGATCTTGTTGGAGTAAGAGCGCCAAAACGTCAGGCAACTAGAAAAATTTTTCCAAGTATTGGCACTTTTAATCAATGATTTGGAAAGAAAAAGCACTTGAACACGCAAAACAGGAAGACCCGAAAGAATGTTGCGGGCTTTTGTTAAATATTCGCGGAAAAGAAGAATATTTTCCCTGTCGTAATTTATCAATGACAGCGCATCAATGTTTTATTATTGACCCTGAAGATTATGTAAGGGCAGATAATACAGGAGATATTACAGCAATAGTTCATAGTCATCCTGTAACGCCCGCTGTTGCTTCAGAAGCCGACAAGATAAGCTGCGAAGAAAGCAATCTTCCGTGGCATATTGTTAACCCTAAAACGGAAACATGGGGATATTATGAGCCTTGTGGATATAAACCAGATTTGATCGGACAACCTTGGGTTTGGGGTGTTTCTGATTGTTGGTCACTTGTTCGCAGATATTACAAAGAAAAATTAAATATTGAACTAAGAGATTGGGAAAGACCAACAACCCCTGAAGAATTTATTAACGACCCGATGTTTGAAAGATGCGCAGAAGCTACAGGTTTTAGAGAATTAAAAAACGATGAAAAATTAGAAAATGGCGATTTATTATTCATGTCTATTTTGGCAAATGGTTTGAATCATGTGGCGATTTTTTTAGATGGGGATGTTTTGCACCATTTAACAGATAGACTATCTTGTAAGGAGCCGTATAACCAATGGCTGCAAAAATGCACAGGTAAAAGGTTGCGTTATGTTGCGTAAAATTAAGTTATATTCAAAACTTGCCGATTTTATCGGACATAAAGAATTTGACGCTGTTTGTAAAAATCCCGCTGAAGCAATAAGGTTTTTGATTTGTAATTTTCCAGAAGTAGAAAGTCACATGGCAAAACAAAATTATAAAGTTTTAGTCGGCGATTATGAAGTTGACGAAAAAGAATTGCACTACCCAAGCGGTCACGAAGATATTCATATCGTGCCGATTGTTTCAGGTGCAGGCGGTAATTTAGGAAAAGTTTTGACAGGCGCGGCATTGATTGGTTTATCTTTTGTTTCTTTTGGTAGCTCAACAATATTCGGGGGTGGTTCTGGTTTTGGATTTACAGGTTCAGGTTTGATTGGTAAAACAGGACTATATGCGGCGGGTGCTTATGGTTCGGCGGCTCTTGGTTTGATAGGCACAAGTTTAGTTTTATCAGGTGTTTCTGGAATGTTGACACCGCAACCAAAATCGCAAGATTTTTCTAGTCCTGAAGACCCGCGTTTGTCTTTTAACTTTTCAGGAACGCAAAATACAAGCCGAGCCGGAACGCCGATTAATATTGTTTTTGGCGAAGTTTTTGTCGGTAGTATAGTTGTCAGCGCGGGCGTTGACACAGAACAAGTAAGAGCATGACCGATAAGAAAGTAATTAGAGGAGCTGGCGGAAATCCATCGCCCCCATCGCCCCCACAACCTACGAGAACGCCTGATACGTTACACAGTAGACAATTTGCATCATTCACAGACGTATTAGGAGAAGGCGAACAGGAGGGAAGCGCAACAGCAAGCAAACTTGGATTAACAAAAGGAACTACGGCATACAACAATGCTTTTCTTTCCGATGTCTTTTTAAACGATACGCCAGTTTTACAATCAACAGCAGATTTTACAAGTCCTGTTACTACAGATTTTAATTTTCAAAATGTTGGCTTTACGCCACGTTTTGGTACAGCAAACCAAACACATATTCCCGGTATTGAAGAAAGCGAATCTGTAACACCTGTCGGCATAACTGTTACAACATCTGCCCCAGTAACAAGACAAATTACAAATTCAGATGTTGACGCTATAAAAGTTTCTGTTACTTTTCCGCAGATACAAAAAGCAACAGATCAAGGCGATTTGCTTGGTTCTTCTGTAAATTTACAAGTTCAAATTCAATATAACGGCGGCGGATTTTCTGTTCTTGTTGATGATACGATTACAGGTCGTTCCGCTGACGCATATCAAAAAGATTATCGAATTACCTTAACAGGCGCTTTTCCTGTTGACATTCGCGTTGTTCGCGTTACTGCCGACAGTACAAGTTCAAGTCTTATAAACGCTTTTCAATGGACAAGTTTTTCAGAAATTATTGACGATAAACAAACATATCCAAATACAGCCTTTGTTAATTTAAGAATAGACAGCGAACAGTTCAGTTCGATTCCCCGCCGAAAATATCGCATCAGGGGTTGCAAGATAAGGATTCCGGGTGCGGGTGCAAATGGTTCTGGAACGCCAACTGTTGACCTTCAGACAGGCCGAATTGTTTACCCGACAGGATATGTGTTTAATGGCACAATGGGCGCCGCAACTTATTGCAATTGCCCTAGTATGGTGTTACTTGCATTGCTTACAGATACGCGCTTTGGCTTTGGCGATCATATAACAGATTCTTCTTTAGATTTATATTCTTTTGTAACCGCATCAAAATTTGCAAATACTCTTGTTGATGATGGCCTTGGCGGACAGGAGGCTCGCTTCTCATGTAACGTAAATATTCAAAATTCTAATTCTGCATTTGACTTGATAAATGAATTATCAGGAGTAATGCGGGCGATTCCTATTTGGTCGCAGGGTTCGATTCAGTTGGCTCAAGATAGCCCGAAAGATAGTTCATATCTGTTCAGCCTTGCAAACGTAAATGAAGGTGGTTTCAGCTATTCAGGAAGTTCTTTAAAAACAAGACACAGCGTTGTTTCTGTTTCTTATTACAATATGGATTCTCAGGATATAGATTTTGAGGTCGTAGAAGACAGCAATTTGATCTCTAAGATTGGCACAGTTGTTAAGCAAGTAAAAGCATTTGCCTGCACATCACGGGGTCAAGCTGCAAGGCTCGGAAAAGCAATCTTGTTCGCGGAAAATTTTGAAAGTGAAATCGTGACATTTAATACTTCAATCGACAGCGGTGCGATTTGTAGACCGGGAAGCGTTATCGAGATCAATGACCCTGTTCGCGCGGGTGTAAGAAGATCAGGCCGTCTTTCTGCCGTTGCATCAACGACACAAATGACAGTTGATGATACAGCCGCAACAGACCTTTCAACAGAAAATAATCCAATATTTAGCGTAATTTTGCCAGATGGTTCTCTTGAAGCAAAATCTGTTAGTTCAATATCAAATGGCGTTGTTACTGTTTCTTCTGCATTTAGTCAAACGCCGAATGTCAATACAGTTTGGATGTTAAATAACGATTCAGTACAATCGCAAAAATTTAGGGTAATAAATGTTGAAGAACAGGACGGGTTAAATTATGCGATTACCGCTTTGTCTTATCAAGATGACAAATATCCATTTATCGAAGACGGCGCAACTTTACCAACAAGAACAGTTTCGTTGTTGAATCAACTAAAAGACCCGCCATCAGCTTTGAATATTGAAGAAAGAGTTGTTGAATTAAACAATCAAGCGGTTTCAAAAATATTTATCAGTTGGAAACCAGTTCTTGGCGTAACAAACTATCAAGTTAATTATCGTTTTGAAAATGGTAATTTTGTAAGTCAAAGAGTATCAAGGCCAGATTTTGAAATTGTTAATACAGAAAAAGGCAGATATGAAATTCAGGTATTCTCATTCAATCCCGCTTTAGAAGTCAGCGCCACTTCAGCCGATGCAACATTTGATGCCATTGGAAAAACCGCTGTTCCTTCAGATATTACTGGTTTAACTTATGAACCAATAAGCGACACAATGATTCGCTTGAAATGGAATACCCCAACAGATATTGATGTTATCAAAGGAGGAAAAGTTTACGTCAGACATTCCACGCTTACAAACGGAAATGGAACTTTTACAAATGCAATTGACCTTGTAAAAGCACTTGCGGGTAATACAAATACCGCGGATGTTCCGTTACTTGAAGGGGAGTATATTCTCAAGGCGCAAGACGATACGGGTAATTTTTCGGCAGGCGAAACATCAATTGTTATTGATTTACCAGAAACACAACCGAAACTTGTTGTTCTTACAAGACGCGAAGATCAGGACAACCCGAAATTCCAAGGAACAAAAACAAATGTTGCTTTTGATGCAACGACAAACAGCCTGAACCTTGTTGGAGGTGGTCAATTTGACGATATAACAGATTTTGATTTGATCGCAAGTCTTGATGATTTTGGCGGCATTGTAAGTTCAGGTACCTACGATTTTGCGTCAACTCTTGATCTCGGTGGCGTGTTTAGTGTTCAATTACGCCGTCATTTCTTAACGGAAGCATTTTATCCGAATGATTTAATAAATAGCAGAACCGCAAATGTTGATACTTGGACAGATTGGGATGGAAGTCTTGCCTATGATGCAAACGCAGAACTAACAGTTCGGACAACGCAAACAGACCCTTCTGGTTCGCCGACATATTCAGGTTTTCAGAATTTTTCAAATGGAGTTTATAAAGGCCGCGGATTTCAATTCAGGGCAAATCTTACAAGTAACGACCCCGCGCAAGATATAAAAGTTTCACAGCTTGGATTTACAGCTTCTTTTGATAGAAGAACAGAAACAAGTCTTGAAAATTCATCGTCAACAAATGGCGTTTTTACATCAAGCGGTGCGACAACTGTTACATTCAATAAAGCATTTTTCTCGGGAACTTCTAGTTTGGGCGGCGTCAACAGCAACCCGCCATCAGTAGGGATTCAGGCTTCAAATATGGCTTCAGGCGATTTCTTTGAACTTAGCAATATAACTGGAACAGGATTTACTGTTCATTTTAAAAATTCGTCAAATGCTTCAATTTCAAGAAATTTCACATATCAAGCAACTGGCTTTGGTAAAGCCGCATAATTGAGCTATAGTAAAAGAAAGTTTTTTTGTAAATGGCGCAAGTTGCGAATTATACAGTTGATAATGATACAGGCGCCAACGTAAGAGCCGACATAAATAATATTTTTGCCGCTGTTCAATCTCTTAACA